AAAGCAAGAGTAAGGGATGGGGTGTAATCGTTGTTACCTTTACCGCTGTTGACAATCTCAAGGGCTTCGCCAAACTCCTTATAGGTAACATTGTACCTACGAAGAAGGTTAGCAAGACCAAGCATACCCAATCCAACCTGACGGTCAACATCAGGGGACAGGTATTCACCAGAGCTATCAACGTTGGTCTTACTGTGAAGATCACACAGCTGGGACATACCTTTTACAAAGGCAGGTCCAAGGTCTTCATATTCACAAGCTCCAAGGTTAACGTGTTGGAGCAGGCAAGTACCACGACTAGGAAGGTAAACCTCAAGACAAACATTACCACGGATACGCTTACCGTAAGCATCAACCTTGGTTTTGTTCAGCCAAATGTCACCTTGTTTGATACCCTGAAGCAAGGCTTGCCGGACATTAGATGTAGCTTCTGCCCACCATTGGTCGTTGATGTTAACACAACGCTTAACCCAAGGCAGCTCAGCTCGTGATGCTTGAATGAACTCAAGTACATCAGGATGATTAAGATCAAGGTGCAGGACTACAGCACCGTTCTTGTAGATACCTCCACGCCTCAGGACTTCGTTGAGGGTAGAGTAGATTTTGGCAAAGGACACCGGGCCAGAAGCCACAAGACCCTTGCCGTTTTCAGATCCTTTGGGGCGGAGCTTAGATAGATGCACAGCAACGCCTGCTCCAAACCGGAGAGCGTGGCTGACGAATCGCCATGAGGCTTCGATTCCATTTGGACCCTCCATAGTATCCTCCACTACGAAGACAGTGCAGGATACGGGTAGGCGGCTGGTGGGATCGTCAATCCAAGATTGCACTCGCCCAGTACGGGCAACAAGTTCTTTGGTAGTGGTGGACATTATTAAACGAGATCAGAAAGAGTAGGGGGTTGATAGTTGGGACCTTTGAGAACCTTACCGTCCTCACGACGGATAGGCTGACCATCTTCACCAAGCTTACTCATGTTGCTTTGGTGTACACGATCCATTGCTTCATCCAGGTCCCATCCAAGATTAGCAGCGTATTGATAGCAGACATATACAAGGTCTGCAAGTTCTTTCAAACAATCCTCAGCGTTACGTGTGAAGCCGTAGAGCAGCTGTTGTTCAGCCTCTAGGAACTCCTTGAACTCCTCAACGATCAAACGCTTCTGCATCGTCCGTGAATGACTCCCAGTATTGTTCGTCACTCCGAAGCCAAGCCGAAACTCGTTTGCTTGACTCATTAAGGATTTCGTTTTCGAGCTCATTTTGTAGATAGTGGATTGCTTTACGAAGGTCTGCTTTACGGTCGTCTTTGTGACCAGCTCGGCAGATGTATTTGATTGCGTTACCTAGATGGAAGTTCAGTCCTTGGTCTCGAATAAAGTCCCAAACTTGGATAGAACCTCGTCGATAGTAGTTGGGTCCAGTTGAGTTGGTGTTGGCCAATGTTTTACAAGGTTAGAGAGTGAATTACCAAGAACAAAGCATTGCTTTTGGAGTGCTAGAAAGATAGTAATAATATCTTCCTTAGCAGAGTCAGGGTGTTTAAGAGCATCTTCAATCTGACGCATCTTAAACTGCTGCTCCATAGTTAGTTCAACTATCGGGGGCGGGGGTCCATAGCTTGACGGACTCGGTATTGAAGTCATAATCGGTACATTGGAGGATCTTTGCGAGTCGAGCATTCTGGAGTGCGACGGATTCATCAAGATCCTTGCTGGCAAAAGCTGAGGCAACGGACGACCAGCTGTAGCCGTTCTCTTCAAAGAAGGCGACTGCTCGTTTAATCCCGAATCCAGGAACTCCGCTATACCCATCAGTTTGGTCACCAGCCAACGTCTGAATAAGGTGCCAGCGGTCACCCTCTTCTTTGGTGATTGTGATAACACCAGTAGATAAGTCATACAAGTCTCCAGGTATCTGTCTCATATCTTTATCAGGAGAACAAATAATGTGACCCTGTTCTTTAGTAGCGTAGATGCCAAGAGCATCGTCAGCTTCTAACTCAGGCATCACAACAACGTGGTAGTCCTCCTTGAGTTTGTTGATGACCCTGCGGTAGCCGCACGGTTTCTTTCGGTTTCTATGTCCTTTATACGCTGGATCAACACGTTTACGAAAGTTGACGCTATCAGTAAAAAACAAAATAGAGTCATCAAAACATCCAAGGTCAGTAGCGATCCTATAGAGTTCTCGTTCGACCATTGCGTAGGCTTCGCTGAACTTGGAGGTGACAAGGATGACGTCATCTCCCCAGTCAACTTCTGTTTCTGTTGCAGCGCAGGATTTATAGACGATAAAATCTGCATCAATTAATAGGCTCACTTACCCTGTCCCCGCTTGAGCTTACGCCCATGCGAAGGAAGAGAGCGAGTGCCTTGACCTTGACGGGTGTGTTTGAATTTAGCACGGGACTTGAATTGAACACGTCCCAGTGCGGTTTTAGATTTGACTGCCATTAGTGTACTTCACTCCAGTTGTTGCCGGTTTGTGCTTCGGCTTCGATTTTGATTCTAAGGTTGTAATACTCTCCAGCCTTCTCAGCTGAGCGTACCAAGGATGTTCGTAGTTGATCCACGTGTCCGGGATCACACTCGAATTGTAATTCGTCATGTACAAATGCTAGTTGTGAGCAGCAAAGATCACGTGTATTGTCGTGGTTGATAACCAGCCAACGCTTCGCAATTACTCCGGCTGATCCCTGGAGGAGGTAGTTGAGGGCCTTGTGGCTACCATCAACAGCGCAGCGGCGATTGTCACACAAATTGATGTAACCAGATTCCGCCTTGGACTTAACCGCAGTAACCAGCTTCTCAAGTCCAGGAACTGCATCCATGTAAGCCTGACGTATCTCCTTGCCTTTCTTCTTTGCTTCTTTTTCTGAGAGTTGCGGATCATAGCTTCTTCCCAGCTTGGCATCGCCAGCCCCGTATAAAAAGGCATAAGTAACTGTCTTTACTTGTTTACGACTAATGCCGATCTTGTCAGCATTTTCTTGGTGTATGTCACCGTTGAGGAGAACATCGGCATAACGACCTTCGTCATAGCGAGCCAGATAATGAGCCAACATGCGGAGTTCAATACCAGCAAGGTCAGCGCCGACCATAACAAGGCCGGGCGTGGCTCTGAACAGTCGTCGAAATCCTGGTTCACTTGGTACCTGTGCAAGGTTTGGGTTACGGTGAGCACATCTGACACATCTGAATGTGTTAGTTGCCACTGAACAGTGGTGGTGTATTCGATTATTTCGTACAAGCTTTAACCACGCATTGTTACCTTCAGACAACATACCAAGTTGTTTGGTAAGATCAAAGCAACGTAGGAATTGCAGAGATTCCTCTGTTCCTATGTCCTTGAGTACAGTCTCATCAATGACTGCCTTACCAGTGTTGGTAGTTTTATCAGGTTTCCAACCGTGTAAAGTTTGCATTACCCAGGAGATGTGATCTCTACTGGATGGGCTGAACTCCTTCAGTCTAGTGAGAGTAGCTCCTGCGACGTACCCTTGTGTTTTGTTAGGTCTCTTCGGAGTAAACTCGCATCCTGCGACGTAAGGGTACCGCTTCCGTAGTAGTTGATTAAGATCTGAAAGCTCGGTGTAGAGAGTTTGTGCAAGTTGCCATGCAGCTGACTCATCAAAGTACCATCCATGGACCTCCTGTTGGGTTAGTATTTCTGCTACCTTGTGCTCTAACGTGAGCCAGTCAGGTAGGGGCGGAAATGGTTGCATAATTTTGTAGTCACATTAACGTCTTGAATACAGTAATCCTGCATCTCCTGTGACCAATCGTTCCAATCAGTTGTCTTACCAAACGTTCCTTTTAGTACTCCTAGTCGATACCCATATGCTTCAAGGCTGTGCCTACCGTACATCTGTAAAGGCATACCTTTCCACGTACGTTTAGCATCAATGTCTTTTAGATCAGCATGTAAGGTTCGAGACAGTACTAAGGTATCAACGACTGTTCCCTTTGGATTGAACCAAGGGTAGATCTTCTTGATAGCAGGAATGTCGTATCCTATGATGTTGTGTCCAACAATAGTGTCAGCTTCTTCCAGCCTTGAGATGCCACGAACGATAGGTTCTTTATCGCCTTGATCGTTGTAACAAAGGGTCTGATTAGCTTCGACATCATAGATGACCAGACAATGAATGTGGGTAAGTTCATATAGCAAGCCGTTTGTTTCTAAGTCAAAGATTAGGGTAGTCATTCCAGTGTCTGATTACTCCAGCAACAATAAATAAGTTTGTAATGAAGATCATCAGTTCAAGGAAGTTGAGCCTTCGGAGCAGCCCCTTTCCAGACATAGGTTTTATCTACAAATTGTGCTTTAGCTACAGCCTCAGGAGTAGGAGGATTGGGACGTTTAAAAATCTGTGGTTGCGTCGAACTCTGGTTCTGGTTGAGTTTCATTGAATTTACAGGTGGATAGATCGTAGCTCAGATTACACGCGACGCCAACTTCGCCCGAATAGCGATTTTTAAGGACTCGCACTGTCGTATTACTTCCTCCAGCTGTGGCCTGTTGATCGCGTTCGAGTGCAATAACTCCGTCAGAGAGTTGTGCAATTGCCGCACTTCCGCGCAGCTGTCCAAGTGTAACACGGGCTCCTTCCTCGTGGTTAGTGTCGTTAGATGTTCGCCTGAGGTGGGAGACGAGGAACATAGCCACACCTGTACGTTCTACAAGAGAGCGTAGGCGGGTCATAGTGGTATCAATCATCCGTCGTTCATCACCGTCCAAACCTGAAAGTAGGATAGACAAGTGATCAAGGAAGATGACCTTTGCATCAAGACCTGTTGCCAAGTATTCAATGCGGTTGTAGATCAAGTCTGGATCAAAAGAACCAAACCCATCGAATAAATAAAGATTCCAATCAGCAAGGGTCCTTTCGTACGCATCGACAAGAGTCGTTCGATCATGTTCTCCAAGGTGTAGTGACTTGCCAACAGCGGCTGACATCAACCCAAGAGCAGTTCTTCGGTTTGATTCTTCAAGAGCCAGGTAACCGACTCGTTCTCCTCTTTGAAGAAGAGAAGTTGCAAGCTCCCTGCAGAATGAGGACTTTCCGATACCAGATCCAGCAGTGATTGTAACAAGCTCTCCGTATCTAATACCGTGAAGTTTGTTTTGGAGTCCGGTGAAGGGGTAGTCATGATCAGCAGGTGGTGTAGGAGTGGTTACAAGTTCTAGGAGTGATTTCCCATCAACGATCCCATCTGGACGGTAAGGTTTTGCATTCCAAATAGCCTCACGAATCGCTTGAGAGTCATTGGCAACGAGGGCGTCTGACGCATCTTTGTAATCATTCGGGAGCGATGCAATCTTGCACTTACCAGGTGGGAGTACGCTTGCTGCTTCCTCCGTCGCCTTACGGCCTGCCTCGTCATTGTCGAAGAACAGGACAATCTCCTCATAACCCTGGAGCCAGGGGATAGCCCGTTGAACCGACTTCTTTGCCGCTGCGGCACCGCTAGGTAGAGATACCATCGGCCACCCCGGCATAGCTTCTTGACATGAAGCTGCATCGAGTTCTCCTTCAGTGATAACGACTCGTTTTCCAGTGGAGGGAAACAAATGTTGTCCAAAGAGTGTACCTGGAACTGATCCTTCATAGGTGAATACTTTGTCTTTGGTCTTTACTTTACAACCTTCTAAGACCCCAGACTCACTGAAGTAGTAGAAGCGTAATACATCTCCATCTTTGTGGATTCTATATTTCTGACAAACTTTCTCAGAGATACGACGTTTCTGCAGCCGTTCAGCTGAGCCACGTATCTGTACGTTTGTGGGCATTTGATGAATGTGGACATTTGGTTCGATGTGACCGTACGAATTGCACGAAAAGCAAAAAGTGTGCCCATCGGAATACAAAGAGTTTGCATCCGATGAGCCGCACGTATCACATGGCAAGTGCCTCACGAACTCGCTCTCGGAGTTGTGTGTATGCATTAGCTTGTTGCTCGTGATAATCAAACCATTCGTTCAGAGCGACATAAAAGCCACTCAGGATATTGTCAACAGTACCCGGTTGTTCACCGTCTACATCAGCAAGCGTGTCGCTAAACAGGTCTGCGTAGTATTCAGGTGTGCCGTATTTTAGGTGAGCCATTCGATTGGGATGGATTGATAAGATGACCAAGGGAAGCCGTGTTTCTCAGCCCACTTGGCATAGGTGGTTTTAGATCCTTTGTAGATCTTGTTAAATGGTGCTTGAAAGACGAAGCGAATATCTAAGTCGGGATTGCTCTTCTTCACTGCAATCATCTTCCGTCGATCCTCGCTTGTCAGGCGTCCTTTCACTTCGAGAAAGACACCATTCGGTAAAAGAAAGTCGGGGGTGTAGTTGCATTGTAGAACATAGGCAAGTTTGCGTG